TATAGGTTGTAGAACCAGAGTAGTTTCCAGTGTATGGAGTTCCTGGAACGAATCCATTGTAGTTACCCGAATATGTTTGACCATATGCTGGACCTGTTGGTGTGGTATATGTTGGACCAGTATAATATCCAGTATATGTCGATCCTGGAATTGTCGCAGAATATGATGGTCCAGTATAATTTGTTAGTCCAGCGTATGCTACACTTTGACTATACGTTCCACTATATACACCAGTATATGCAACTGGTGCACCAGAGAAGGTTGCTGAATATGAAGTTCCTGGACCACTACTATAGAACGCCGCAAACGACCCTCCTGGCTCATTACCTGCAGCAAAATTTCCACCGAACCCAGTATATATAGAACCCATAAATGATGGTCCACCAGAACCAAGATAGTATCCTGTGTATGATGCAGTACCAGTATAATTGGTAGGAGCGCCAGTGTAGAAACCAGTATATGCTGGTGATTGGAAATACCCTGTATAGGGTGTACCTGGACCGCTGAAGGTTCCGCTATAAAATGCAGGAATGGATCCTGTTGGCAGTCCGTTGAACCCAGTAATATCCCATTGCAGCGTATAGTATCCAGTATACGTCGTTCCTGCGCCACTGTAGAAACCAGTGTAGGTGCTACTGTAATATCCAGTATACGTTGCTCCTGGACCACCGCTGAAATACCCCAAGTAGAATGCAGGCATGCTGCCGCCGAAAATGGGGATCTGTGCTTGGTATGCTGGACCAGCATAGTTGGTTGTTCCACCACCACTATAGAAACCAGTATATGGTACAATGGTTGGAACTGTTCCTAGATAATAACCAGTGTAAACTCCTGGACCTGTGCTAGTATAATATCCAACATAAATTCCTGGACCAAACTCTTCTCGGTAATTAGGAACTGGTTCTCCAGGTTCACCTGGAGCGATTGGAGGTCCAGGACTTATACCTTCATAGTATAGTGTCGTTGGTGCACCAGTATAATATCCAGCATAATTCTGAGTGACAGGCGCACCAGTATAATTACCCGCATATGGAGTTAAAATTGGACCAAAGAAATCTTGCTCTGGTGGACCTTCGCCATCATAATAACCAGTATACGATGCTCCTGGACCAGAGTAGTATCCAACAAATACGTCAGCTACAAATACCCCAGTATAATTGGTGCCACCTCCAACATAGGTACCAGTATATGCTGGTGATTGGAAATACCCCGTATAGGATCCACCACCACCACTGTAGTTACCAGCATATGCTTGTGCTTGGAAGAACCCTGTATAATTGGCGCTACCACTGCTATAGAAACCAGTATATGCTGGTGATTGGAAATACCCTGTATATGATGCTCCTGGACCAGAGTAAAATGCTGGACCAGTATAAAAACCAGTATATGGAACAGAAGTAGAATATGGTGTTCCAGTATAGTTTATAGATGGACCTGAGTAATATCCAGTATAAAATCCAGTGTAGAATTCTACAGCAAATCGCGTAGGTCCAGGACCAGTATATGTCCCAGAATATGCTGGACCTGACGTTGGTGCACTACTATAATATCCAGTATAACTTGTGCTATATGTGCCACCAGTTGTGGAATAGAATGGACCTCCACTATAGAAACCAGTATATCCAACCAATTCAAGACCAGTATATGTACCAGAATAGTTTGCTGGACCTACGTAGTTACCAGTATAGGATGCAGCAGGTGAATATGTCACGCCACTATATGGAGAACTATATCCAGGACCAGTGAAAAATCCAGTGAAGAATCCACTATACGTTGTTCCTGGACCAGAGAAAAATCCTGTATATGTTGCAGTTCCGCCATAGTTACCAGTAAACGCACGGGAGTATGCAGGACTTGTAAAGAATGCAGTATATTGTGGACCTACATAATTTCCGGAATAATTACCAGTATAGTTACCAACATAATTTTGTGGAGAAACTTGCTCTCTGGTATCAGTAGTAGAGGTTCCTAATTCAACCCATGTTCCGCCACCTGGAGCAGTCGCTTGGAGTTTATAAGTTCCGATATTAGTATCGATAATGCGATTACGGAAGTTCGGAACCAACTGCTCAATTTCGGCAGCGGTCATGATCTTCAACGAGTTGGCATCGTTACTTTTTAATGGTGCAAGAGAATCGTTGGCAGCTGTCGAAGCAGCGGTTTTTTGCCACAGGTAGGTTGTGGTATTTCCGCCGTTCGCAACATCAGTGAGTGTGTATCTTGCTTGCCAAGTTCCACCTGTCGGAGCAGTTGCTTGTAGTCTATATTGACCAGCAGTATACTCAGACTCAGAAACAAACGCTGAGATTACAGTATCTAAAACGCCATCTAAATCGCCATCTGTCATTCGGCGAATGCCATCAGATAACCAAGCAACAGGACGAGCAGTAACATTTTCAGAAGCAGGAGCAGTTACTTGCTTTACATAGTATGTAGTGCTAGTTGTGTCACCCGTGGCAGGATGTGTTCCTGTCGCTTCAGTTCTATCCGTATCAACGAACGTTCCAATAGAAGTTCCTGTCCCCGAATTGTCTGTTGTGATGTTTATCTCAGCAGCGCCAGATCCAGTTGTATCCGTCGCGAACTTAGTTGTGATAACATTGGCAATATAGTTCTGAACCTCTGCATTGGTCAAAGGTTCTAGACCACTGAAAACAGCAGACGTAATTGGCGTCGTAGATGCTTTGACCTTTAGAGGATTCATTTTAGTTTAACCTGTTACCACTTGTGTCGTAAACAATAAGATTGGTAATGCGATACCAGTCTTGCGTATCCTGTGCAACTAACTGAACAGAACTATATGGTGCCAGATTAACAGCAACGTTCACAGTTCCTTCGTCAATGACGTCAGATGTGCTTGGATAAACCTTAATGGTAACCGCAGTAGTATTGATAATAGTAACAGAAACGCCTACAGCAGCAGTCGGGAGTTTGACCCCTTGGTTTGTTGTTGCCGAGGTGACAATATTGACTGTTTTTGTCAGCGCAGTTGCAGTGCCTTGATCGGTTCCTGCTGCAGCAACCGATGCAGTTACCGATGGGATAAATGCGCCAGTTAGTGTCAGGTTCTCGAACGATGGACTGTCACCAGATTGATACTTATCGTCATTGAGGTTGGTAAAGTTATCATCAACCTCATTATTTGTTAAAGGTACGCCCTTGGCGGACCTCAGTGTAATTGTGCTCATGCTTTCCTACCTTCATGATTGTTGAGAATTTGTGTTAACAAAGATTTAATTTCCGTCATCTCATTCTTTAATTCATTAATCTCAATTCCATATGACTTCATTTGTTTAAGTCTTTCACGTTGTGCATTATATGCTGCTAATTCGTGTTTATCAGTAGAGACAATTGCTTTGGAGTCTCCATCTCTAATGTATTTATTCGTATCTTGAAGTGCGAATTTTGCCATATTATACCTGCAGCGCGATTGCTCTCAGTTCCTTAAACTTAGGAACAATAGAACTGTTGTTAGAGAACATGACAATCTTAATCGCCATTTTGTCAAATTTGGTATAAGTCGCATTCGAATACGTGTATGTGAAGGGTTCATCTTCTAGTTCGTCAACTTTATTTGCCTTTGGTATTTTATATTCATACTCAACAAATCCAGCAGCGGCAGTAGAACTTAGTGGCGATACGCTCGTCTCTAGTTCCAACCAATCAAGATCTTCAAAGTTTCTAGAGTCTGATGCATTCTGCAACTTAGCATATATTCTTGCTGAAGTTCCTGCTGGTAGATAATTACTCAGATAGACCCTCAAATCTTCTGAGTTACCATCAAGATTAACTCGGCGCGAAATATATTTAGAACTTGCAGTACCAACATTAGTATCTTCATCTCTATTACCATCATCTGAATTGATGAAGTTAGAAATACAAATCAATGAACACTTTCTAAGATCGATCACAGGAGAAACTGTATCAGTCATTGTTTTCATACCAAACCGAAGATTCATTGACTTATTACCGCCAAGATCAGCAGTCTCGTTTGATTTTGAGAAAATTGCTGCTTCTGTTAGGATGTCATTTGTTTCACCAAACGTCAGACGATCGTATGTAGATCCTGCACTAGATGCTCCACTTGCAGTCTTGGCATAAGTCCAAACACCCGTAGTTGGCGTGAAGTCCATGTAACCGATATTAGTCTGGATAGAGTTGATCAGTTTATTTTCAACTTCAGTAACTGTAGTTTTGATTGTTCCGTTTGTGATTATATCTGCGGCAGTAAATACACCTTCCTGCACAACAATCTTCAGAACATTATACAACGGATCATATTGCTTAACATAACCATACTTTGGTTCATCAGCATCAGAATTATGCCCCTCGACATAAACCTTTTCACCAGCAGTGAACTTGGTCGGGGTCACTGCATCATTAGAAACAAGAAGCATCTGCTCTGAAAGTGCAAGATAGTCATAGTTAGAATTCTGGAACTTGGCAGTCGAGATAACTGATGTATCAAAGACTGCGCGATACAGAGTAAACTTCATATCTTCTGCTTGCTTTTCGCTCCATGTGCGATTGTTTGCAGAAGTGAACAACATACCAACATTTGGTTGTTCTGAAATTCTCTTAGAAACACCAGAAATACCTACTTCATTTTCACCGAGTTCCGAAACCCATGCAGTATATCCAGGATCGTTACCCGCAGGTAGAAGAACGAAACAATATTCTGTATTGTTTTGCAGATATACTGGTGATGGGAATGTGAAGCGAGTTTCTGCGAATGATGTTACTTCACCTGCGAGATTCTCAGTTGATACAGCAACCTCGTCTGCACTCAAAGTAACTTCGCCGAATGGAAGAACCTTCTCTGATGGAAATCCGTTAACCATCTCACGAAGTTGTAGAGTAATTGGAGCAGTTCCCTTAGTTCTGAAGTATACATCCAGACCAGTTGCGAATGTTCCAAATGGCATACCATCAACAAAGAAACTTTGTGCGAGTGGATCTAATGCTCCGAAAGGGCCAATACCAAAGAACCCAAGATTTCCAAAATCTGGAAACCCATTATCGTCGAAATTAAACTCTACCAACTCAGGTTCTGCTGGTGGCCCAGGAGGAGGAGGTGGCGGTGGAGGCGGAGGTGGTGGCGGTATAATTGGAGGAACTGGAACTTCTCTCTCAACAACAATAGTGGGATTATTAGTAATATTAGTAATTTCTTCCACTAGAGTAATATTATTAACCACCGTATTTACAACATTGGTTTCATTAACTTCTATTGTATTGTTAGTAACATTAGAAACGTTTGTAGTGTTGTTAACAGTCGTAAAGGTGTTATTTACTGTAGTATTCTGAATTGTTCCAACTGTTCTCTCGCCGATGCGATTTGCAGTAGTATTGTTTTCAGTCACCGAACGAGAATCACTAACATTAGTGAAAGATACTTTTGCCTCTCTCGTAGAAACAACAGTTCCCTCGACCACCTGCGAAAGACCATTCGCGGAGAATGAATTTGTCGCTGAAGTTGTAATGAATGGTGATCTATTAAATGCATCGTCGCAAACTCTAAAGTTCTTGGTTCCTGTTCTAAACGTACCAGCAGGAATTTTAAACTGAATTGCAAGTTCGCCATTGGCATCAGTAACCAACGGAGCACCATAAACACCCGTTGGACCAGCAATAGCATATGCAGAATATTCTGCTGGATCAGTCGGTGATGCAGTTAGAGCAGCACTTGATAGTGGGCGACAATGTGCTGTAACATCAATACCGTCAAAGAATGGATAGATTCTTGTCAGAGGTTTTAATCTCTTAGTTTTAACTGTAATTGTTACACTTCTCATATATGGAATGATAGAAGCATTTGTTACGCGATTACCAAGATCCCTCGTCGTAGTTTCTGGAGTAACACCCATAGTCACACCTTGACGTGTTTGACGCTGCGTAGTGGTTGTCGTTGAGATCTGAATTTGCTCTTGGAAAAGAGTGTCACCAGATACGCGAGTCTGTCCACCTGTTGTAGTTGTATCGGTCGAAATCGAACGACCAGTTACGATGTCCTGCCAGTCATTCCATTGAGTTCCCCATGCATTTGCCATGGCAGCAAAGTTGTCGTAGTTGCCGTCAAAGTTTACTGCGAGGTCAGGAAGTTGTGCAGTATCTGTCCAGTTATCAACTGGAGGATCTAGGGTCATATCTCCAATGTAATTGAATAGGAGTTCTCCAACGCAGTTTCTAGACTTCGAAGCAAATTTATTCTGAGTAAGAACACCATAGTTATATGGAAGTGTTAGAAGATCGCCTGTCTTTTTTACGCCAATAGAATTTGCAGAATCAAAAATTAGATCAACATTTTCGATATTAAAGTAAGGACGGAGTTCTTGATTGACTGCATCAATCGAGCAACTATAGTTGAGATCCTTTGGATTACCTACATTGTGTCCAGTAAACGCATCTACTAGAATACCATGTTTAAATCTATTCAACATTTCATCTGTGGCACTCGGAATAAACAGAGACTCTGTTGCTTTTTCGAGAAGTGTCAGAGTAGTATAATATTCTAGGCGAGAAACACGTTGTTCAATTGCACCAATATCGCGCATTGTATAGCGTCGATTATCAAGGGTGCGGAAAGTTACACCATATTCATTGCGCCCTGTTGACTTTGCAACATTAGGAGCAAGCGAAGGATATGGTGGAATTGTAACGATCGCAATACACATCGCGTTTTCTGGAGTAAGTGGTTCGACAGGAGTTAGTGATGGAGTTCCACTAACTGCGCTGAACACTCCATGGTCATCCATTACGATCTTGTCTTTACGACCAACGTAATATTCGTAGTTGATATTAATTTCTTGCTCAGGACGAGGAATAGTAAGATTACTCAATCCCAATGGTTTAAATATTGTTCCAGTTGAATTTGCTGGATTGACTGGTACTGACTCGATTGTTGCAAATGTAGCAGGTGTAACTGAGTCGGTAATTCTTACTCGGAAGTCCAGCGTGTCGCGTAGGTCATACGATTCACCAGTCGTTGGTGAAGTATAAATTGGAATCTCGTATGTCTTGATAAAGGCACTATCAGGTTCTGCACTATCCAATACATCATATGAGTCGACCGCGAAGTAACCAGCATTCGTTGACAATGTGACATGAGTAAAGTAACTAAACTTGACAATCAGATTAAAACCTTCCAGGGAAGGTGCATTATTTGCTTGTATAAGTTTAGCAAGTTCGTATGTGTTATCACGCTGACCATTATCCAACGTATATTGCGAGGTGATATCAGTACCTGTTGTTACAGCGGCCGCACGTGTAGTGGTTCCAACTGGTGCTCTGTAAACAGCATCAACAGAGAATACGTCAGCAACGCCCAAGTTTAATGACGCAGCGCCATCTACCTTGAAGAAGTATTGATTATTGTTACCTGTACCCGAAAGATTTATTGCTGAACCACCCGAAGATGCAGAAACCGAAAATGTATTCGTCCCAAGATTGATTGCGAAATATTCAGTTCCATCAGTAAGTCCGCCGATCGGAGTTCCGCCATTCGCTTTATACTTGATTTTATCATTCGTTTGCAGACCGTGATTATTATATGTAATAACTTCAGTGCTAGTATTTACTCCAGTAGTAGGAATTTTTAGTGAAAGGTCAAACGCAACATGTCTCGCTCGGTTCAGAGTTTTCCTAAGAGGCGCAGCAAAGTTTGCTTCGACTGTAGAATATACTGTAACCGTATCAGAGAAACCAAGTCCAGAAAAACTAATAATTTGCGAAGAAGGATCCTGTGCATCAACTGTGCCTACTGTTAGATCAACAATTGCACCACCAGTATCTCGAACCATCAAAAGATTTCTATTGATGTAAGTTTCAATCGCATCATTTTGATCTTGGATAAAGAACTCATTGCCCGATAGTGTAATGCTACCAACACCCGATGTTATATCAATATTTTCATATACCTTAGTATAATATAACGATGTTTCATAACTACCAGAAGGAAATGGTGGTTTGATTGTCTTAGTAGCACGCGATGGCATTCTATAGAGTAGTTTATTATATTGTGATGACTTCAATACAGATTCAACAACGTCAGCATAACCATCGTTGGTTCCACTGGTCGAGTAATACAATCCACTAACGTCGGCGAAGTCTCCTGCTGTCATCTGAACATCGTAAACGTAGATGTTATACACTGCAGTTGCAGTTCCTGGAGCATCAGGTCCAACATGTTCAATGTGACGAACACGAGCAGTACCAATTTCAGTACCTTGAACTGCTGTCTGTGAACCAGAAACGCCGTTTTGCGGGTCGGTGCGTAGAGAAATCTTAGAACCATCTAGTGGCAGAACACCCTTATAGTCTGTTACTACAACATAGTTGCCATAAGCAGAACTAATGGGAACACTATATTTCTGTACGGTGTCAATACCCTTTTCAGTAATAGCATATTCTGTCTGGCGAGTTTCGTACTCATAACCGCGAACATATGCTTTACCCGCTTCAAGACCGACTGCAAGAAGAAATTCATCACCACCAAGTTCTTCGGTATAAAGACCGTTATTGCCACCAACATTTAGATGTTCGCGAACAAGAACAGGAAATGCCTTTGTCGTATAATTACCTGATTCATCATATGTTCTGCGTGCTAGATTGTCGCCAAGTTTGGCATAGATGTCAGAGGTATGTGTTCTATTAAGACCACCAGAAACAACTGTTGCAACTTCATAATATCCGTCTGGGATTGTATCCCCAATATTGACGAAAATTAGGTCAGTCGATACATAGTATCTATCTGCACCAGGAGCAGCAAAGTTATATGTGCCTTGTGCTGGATCGAGAAGAGTCTCGCCCACTACACCGTCTCCCGTGTCTATTACTTGCTCATCTGCACCAACGCATACACTACCAGTTGGGT